GTCCGACGCTAACCCATCTCGGTCGGAATCCAACAGAGCTTGGTCGGTCTGCAATTTGGCTTGCTCGGAAGCCAAAGAAACTTGTTCAGTCTGCAACTTGGCTCGATCGGAATACAACACAACTTGGTAGGTCTGCAACTTGGCTTGCTCGGAAGCCAAAGATACGTGCTCGGTCTGCAACTTGGCTTGCTCGGAAGCCAAATAAACTTGTTCGGTCTGTAGGATGGCTCGGTCGGAATCCAACAGAGCTTGGTCGGTCTGCAGTTTAGCTTGCTCGGAAGCCAAATAAAGTTGTTCGGTATGCAGGATGGATCGGTCGGACTCCAATAGAGCTTGGTCGGAATGTAGCTTGGTTTGGTAGACATTCAGTTGGAGTTGAAAATAAGCCCGTTCAGAATTAACGCCCTTTAACTCCTCCATGCGGGTGGTCAGTTGTCGATAGCCGTACTTAAATTGTTCGAGCTCGATACGAAGGAAGTTACACTTTTCGGTTGTATACGCGTGTTCTTTGCTTTTGTTTGCCAAACGCTTTCGAAGTTTGACATTCTCGACACTGACTGCAAGTGTAGTGCTCAGATCGATCAAGGCATTCTTGATTTGCCCCAAACAGTCCATCTCGAACAGTGCGTCCATCTTATCGACGATTTCCACAACCAATCCTTCGTTGTGTTCCATCAATATTTTGCGTCGCCCAGATGTCTCCGTGCCGGCTAAAACATCAAGTAGCCGTTTGCTAAGTCCCTTTTCGGTAACGTTCAAAACAAAACCATCTAACACACTTTGGAAAGTCTTTCTTGTTTCAGTTGCAGCAAACATAACGACAAATCTTTGCGCCAGTGGGAGTTCACACTACGTAGCACTCTGGGATGCAATTTTATTTTTGCTAAAATATTATCTTCCGTATCCAACAAACGTCCAAACCAATCAACCAATAACCACTTTACTTGACAACGAGTAAATATCTTTCCTTTGGATAGATTTTTGTCTCTGGGTTCTCTAGTGGGAAGCCACGGCGGTGGTTCGGTTAGGACAAGTGTCGAAGGCGCCGTCCCTTTATAGTCTGTGTACGATAGAGCTTGAAGCAGGCAGTCAGCCAGGTCGTCTTTCTTCTTACACGTGTCCCAGATTTTTACCACGGTTTCGGGTTGTGGGTGGTTTGTCAGATGAAGTCTGCAGAGCCCTATGGCGGCTTTTTTACGGACCGCATAGTTCGACTTTCCTTTTAGATTTCCAAGTGAAGATAAGTCAGCGTTATTTAACTTGAACCGACTACTATAGTCCATCGTTGCCAATCCTTTTCCCACAAAATAGCTCTCTACAATGGCTTCTATAACCCTCATGGTCGGATTACAATTGGGCTGACGCTCCACGAGCACAATGTCTCCTGTCAGCAAGATCGGAAACTTGTCCAATTCCGCAAAAGCGTTATATATGAGTTTGGTACCTTTGTTTTCACCAATGTCGAAAATATACCAAAAGGTAATAAGATTGGTATTCGAATCATGGATACAGCAAGCCAAGTTCTTTCTCCCAACGTCAAATGAAACTATCTTCATATTAACATGTTTGATTAACTTTTCTGTTTAAGTACCTTATACATAATAGCCAACACTACCGCAATCATTATGGCAGCGAACAATTCAGTCAAACCTAGGGCGTCAAAAAACCCTGAACCGGCAGATTCGAGGACCGGTTTAACGCCGGCTACTAAGGCAGCCGCGGCAGTTCCCGCCGCTGAGCCTGCCAAATCTGCCGCCCCTTCCGTTACATCAATGATTGTTTCCCCAATCCAATTTGTAAAACTACTAGTTGGATTAAGAGCTTCACACTTTGTTTTACAAAAGTCCTCGCAAGCAGCTTCTGCGGAACCTACGCGAAATTCATAAAGGGACTCCGCTAAACAGTATGGGTGATTTGTAGGATGATTAGGGTCGGTGCTATCCATATCTTGAAGAATATCATTAAAAGCTGCCCAATTTGTGTCCTGGTCCCTTGTCCAGTCGTTCCATGCAACGACGGAATCGGTTGGTGTACCAGTGGCATATTTGTCATATAATTTCCGATCCGGATTGCATCTCAGCTCACAAGCCTTTCTTTTTTCATTTTTGTCTTTTAGATATTTATCATACATTTTATCGAGTACAATCAAAGGAGTACTAACCATGAGAACTACCAATCCAGCCTTTCCCGCTGCTGTAGCCAACACTCTTGTTCGTTCTGCCTTCAACTCTTTTATTTTTTCCTCATAATAATCTCTTTTTGAAGCCTTCCCTTCCAAATCTTTAAGATCTACTAATCCGTTATCAATTTTGTCTTGAAGATCACTAAGCGCGAAAGTTAATTTCTTTTGTTCTTTGGTAAGAGCGTCAAACTTGTACGAATCGCTTCGAACAACTTGGTTAGCTAAATCAAACGTGTCGTCTATTTGTATTATTGGCGGTAATCCTGCTGACTCCCTAAAATAATTTTGTGCCATATTAGGCAGGCTCCCTTGGGGACGGGAGGCTGCGGTGTCTGTTACCATTTTTTGGAAGATATACGGATCATCTATCATTGCGTCAATGTCGAACATCTTGGCGAACAGAGAGTAAGACTGGGATTTCGAACGTCCACTAGAGAGAATATCAAAAAGTTCTATATTAGCGCTATCGAAGTTCGTCGTTTTGAAACCATTGCTAAATTGGGTTGAAACTATTGCTCTTTTGGTCTGAAGAATGGCGTCGATTCTTTTTTTTATGGGAGCGTTAGCTGCATTTTCAAAGAAATCGTCCGATTTATTTAAGTTTTCATCCATTTTTTCATGTGAAAAGTCGTCTACATTTTTGAACGTTTCCGGGTGAGATTCTTGAAGTTCCTTTAATAGATTTGACTCTTGGATGTCGTTTTGTATTAGGGATTCCTTTAAGAATTTTTCATATGAGGTTTTGAGGGCGACTTTGTCTGCGCCCAGAAAGACTGATTTTGGATGCCTATGCATAACATATATGAGATCCGTGTAAAATTGTTGTTCAGTTCTGTCTTTCCCCATCTCAAAATCAGTTTTGAGGTCCTTCAAATTTTTGACCACATATGGGTTTGACCCTTTTACACTATAACTAACATCATCTATATTGACGTTGGGTGCTTGATATGCTATTAAATGTTTATTTGGTTTAATAATAGTTGGGGTTTCGAGCGTTGTCATAAAATCACTGTTCGCAGCTTTATCAAAATAAGTACTAGCGTCCGGTATGGTAAAGTATTTTCCGATCTTTCTCAAAGTCATTATAGGAGAACATACATTTTTTTTTCTATCACTACATGTAACCTAAATGAGTATAGCTGTATCCAAAAAAGATTTCTCTACGATGATCAACCAGGTGTTAAAACTTGAAGGTGAGCTCCAAAACTTTAAGGAGATGTTTTTTGGCTTGATCACAATGAACAACAGTCCAAATAACCAACAATTGCAACAGATGCAACAGATGCAACCGACCCAACAGATGCAACAACCAAACCAACGATTTAATGTCAACGGTGGAGGTTTCGGCCATGGTGTTCTAGCACCGAAGCCAAAGCAAACCAACCGTAAGCAAACCAAGCGTAAACCGGTGTTTACCATAGATTGGTAAACACAATGAAGCTGTCGAAACACCTATCGCAGCGTATATTTGAATACCAAAACCAGTTATTAGAATGTTGCGAGGTGATTCAAACAAATGAGTTAAATATTGGCTATTTCAACATAAGTGTGATTACTATTTTATTGACGTTCACGACTTCATTTAGCGACGTTGTACTATCTTCCCTTGTGGCAATAGCTGGCCCATCGACGCGGCGTCCATTTTCCAACCAGATATCAATCAAGCTTGAAACGCAAGATGGCAAATGCTGTTGTAAGTTCTTCCGAAACGGAAAAGTGCACGTGACAGGTACAAAGAGCATTGCCAGGGCTATGACAACGGTCGACGCAATTCTCCGGGAAGTTGGGCAGTTTTCAATGACGTTGGGCAATTTCGACGTGGAGATGCTAAACACCAACTTCAGACTCGCCACACCGCTATTTTTGACCAAACTGTGCGAGCTAGCTGAGGTGGACAAAGCAATCCAAGTATCCTACGACTCTTCTCGATATCCGGGGGTGAAATTAAGATTACGTGGCCACGGTGTAATGTTAATTTTCTCCTCGGGGTCAGTCATCTTTACCGGCTGTCGTGGACCTAGTGACCTGGCGAAAATGTTCAGCGTTTTGTCGGGAATTCTTCTGGCCAACCCGGTCATATGCACGGCGAAACGAGCTCACAAAGTCAAAAAGGACACCATTAAGAAATATGTGTGTGGCTACCCGAGTGGGCTAGTTGACGGAATAGTGGGGTTCCGTCTATAAGAGATTCTCAATGATAGGTAACAAAATTCTATTTTTTGTAATAACCCTAAACGCCAGACGCACGCGCCGGACAAGTTTAAGTTAGTAATATGTCATTTTGGCAAGATTTACAACAAAAGAGTTTCAATCAAGATTCTTGGCGTTGTCAAAGTTATGTGTATGGGCTTTCCGGAGTGTTCCTGTGCGGAGCCTGTTTAGAAAACATCGACCCGAACGTTTCTCCAAGTTTATCAGAATCTTGCATGTGCTGGTCTAAAGTGCGCGGCATATATTTATATACGACGGTTTCTTTTTCACAACTGCCTGCAATGTTGGCCAAAATGATCATGATGATCCCGGCAAAAATGAAAAGCCAATGCAACATTGTAACTTAATTGCAACATTAAAAATTACGACAAAATGCTTGAATCTGTGTCTTGTGGTGGTTTGAAGGGAATGAACGGTTCGGGTGGTGGCATGCCTAGGGTTTCGTGTAAAGAGAAGGGTTCCGGGTCGTTTGTGAGGCTTGTTTCTTTGATTATATTTTTTCGCTGGGTGAAAAACTCGTCTTTTTGTTGAACGTTTTCTTGATATCCTTTCATCATTTTTTGGAGGAACTCCTCCTGAAACACTTCTTCACCACCACTTCCAACAATTTCTTCGTTGGTTGGTGGGGGCATACACAGCCACTTCCCGACATCTACAACGAAAGTCGGAGTTTGTTGATGTTTGGGGATTTGTTTATTAAGTTTCTCTAAGAAGGTCCTTGCATCTGCAGTCGTTTTGAAGCACCCCCTAATCTTGAGTGCAAATTTATTGCTACCGGCGTCTTTAGGTATGGCACACGACATTAGAGCAAACATCTGGTCATTCGGCAAGACGGGGTCAACATCCAAGTAATCTACTTCTACCATTTACTGTTACATTTAAGAATAATATGTGAAATATAACGCGTATCAATTCAATGCACCCACAAGTAGAAATCCTCTTAGACCGTGCTCGGGAATTGCCGGTGCAGCGGAGTGACCAGTGGTTCAAAGACCGTAACACCATGGTTACGGCTAGCGAGGTCGCGTCTGTCCTTGGAAAAAACAAATACCAAAGCTACAAAGCGGCCATTAAAAATAAAGTGGGTTCGATTCTGGGCCCTGACTATGGTATAGGACAGGCATTCAAGGGTAATATAATGACTGAATGGGGAAACTCTCACGAAGATTCCGTTAGGGACCAGTTTTGTCTCGAATATAACCAAACATGCCACGAAACGGGGTGCCTACGACATCCCGTGTATCCTTTTATGGGTGCCAGTCCTGATGGCATATTGGAGTCAGGAGCCTTATTGGAAATCAAATGTCCTTATTTAAGAGAGCCGCTCGAAGGTTATGTACCAGAAGGTTATTACGAACAGATGCAGATGCAGATGGAGGTATGCGACCTAGACAGTTGCTACTATGTGGAGTGGAAGCCGAAGCTATTTTTTGACGACAGTGACACGTTTCAGGTGCAATTGATTAAGCGGGACCCCGAATGGCTCACTACAAATTTGGAAACCATTTCAGAATTCTGGGCCGAAGTTAGTGCTTACGTTGCCGACCCAGAATACGCACGCGAAACTTTGAAAAAGATTAGTCGTCCTAAGAAACTTATCAAACAGATATCCGGTCCCCAATTTGTGTAATTTTTTTATCTATGAGATACATATATAATAAGATGTTCAAAGATGTCAAAACAATGTGCCAGCCCGCACAAGCTGTCGTTGTCCTATCTGTATTGTCGGTCCTAATGGAAATTCTACAAACCCGAGGTCTTCTCAACGTTCATAATATCTTTGTACTAGTCTGTTTGTTGGTGTCTCAATTAACGTGCGCAGTCCTCCTAGATGTATTTTGCCTTGCCGGACACAAGGATTTCGCGTGGGTCATCATAATTCTATCGGGTTTGATTTTCATACGTGCCGACATGTACCTTCAAAAAGGCTTGAATAGTCTAGCAGGTAAAAATCAAACACCCGTTAAACGGTCAGGTAACCTAAAGGATCCAAAGCCTAGCAACTATTAAAGACTTTATCCAGGTTCGGTCGAGTTGCTTTTGGGCACTTTTACATTTAGGTTCGTAATTGCTTCTTTGGCTGCGGTTTGTTCGGCCCTTCTTTTATTGTAATTTTCACCTTTACCTCTAAAGGTATCATTAATGTATACTTCCACCACGTATGTCTTATTGTGCTCTGGCCCACAGGTGTCCACAATCACGTAAACCGGCATCGGCCATCCTTTGAATTGACATATCCTCATAAGCATATCCTTGTGGTTCGTGTCCACAATAATCTCATCCCAATCAATTTCTGACTCGAGAATCTTAGTTAAGAAGAGCCTACACGTTGGCAAACCTTTGTCGAGATACATCGCACCAACAATTGACTCGAAGAGATCTTCCATAATACGATCATTGTTTTGCCAATTCTGCTGAAGTGCTCTTGAATTCATTAAGGCAAACGAAGGAAGTTGCAATGCTTCCGACATGATAGCCAGGCTTGCACCCGACACAAGCTTCGTCCGAATGCGTGTCAGGAACCCTTCAGCGGAGGTGGGATATCTTTCAAATAAATATCGAGTTACTACAAAATTAACAACCGAATCACCTAAAAATTCTAAACGCTCGTATGAGAGATCACATTTGAGCTCGCGTAGTGCGGACTTGTGTGTACAAGCTTGTTTATAGAGTTCATAGTTTAAAATTTTGATACCGAGCACCTTTTCTAAATCAGCCTTAGGCCTGTATTGCATTTAGTTATTATGGTGCACAAACAGCTTTAAATTAAGTTCAATTCATATATTTAATTTAAGAATGTTAAACAAATATGTCTCAAGTATTCCTCAAGCCTCGTGGAGACCAGTTCAAAGTTCCTTTATTCCAAACCAATAAAGGAATGACAGAAAAACGCCAGCCAGAGGGATCCGCGTCCTCTTCATCGTCATCGACTCAGAAAAGTAGATCACGACATTCGCCAACCCCTCAGTTGGAGATGCCCGACGACTTTGAGAACTTCGCAAACACCCAGAAGGTCCTCCCACCTTCGGGTGAAGGTGATGTATCATCTGACGACTCAGAACCTTTCCAAAGACCGCGATACCACGGCAATTTCCCAGTTGATGATGAACATCCAGCGGATGGGTTTAAGACTATTGAGGATGAAAAAAGGGAAATCTTGCAAAAGTTTAAACGCCTTAACGATAAAAACGTAACGGCGAAACAATATAACATACACTCCAATATTGGAGATCTTAGAAGTGAATACGCCGTATTGAGAAAAAGTTTAGAAGTGGAGGCTAGTGTCAAGTTTCAACGGAAAATATTGATTGCGATCAGTTCGGGGATGGAATATTTGAACAATCGGTTTGACCCCTTCAACATTGAGCTTAACGGATGGAGTGAAACCATCATGGAATCGATTAACGACTTTGACGGAACCTTCGAAAAACTGCACGAAAAGTACCGAGGGTCCGCATCCATGCCGCCCGAGTGCGAGCTACTGATGGCGCTTGCGGGTTCAGCATTTACATTCCACTTAACGAACTCCTTTTTCAAAAAAGCTTCAGGTTCCGCTAAACCAGGCGATAACAACATGCAAAATATACTAAGTGAAATTAAAAAGGCAACCTTGCCGCCAATACCGCCCACAGTGACTCCTACCGACGGGTTTACTTCATTCCCACCACAAAATTTCGTCCCGATGTATCCTCCACAGCCATCTTCTCAAAACCAACAACAGCAGCGGCAACAAGAGCAACAATATATACAACAGCAGCAACAGCAACAACAGCTGCAACAACAACAACAATATATACAGCAGCAACAACAACAGCAACAACAGCAGCAACAACAACAGCAACAACAGCAACAACAGCAGCAGCAACAACAGCAGCCAAAACCAAACACAGATACTGATTCGGAAATGTCTGAAATCTCTGATAGTGAAAGTGAAAAAACCGTAGAGGCCCCGAAAGTGATACAAATACCGGAAGTAGTCAAGGGTGCAGGGCGTGGTCGAGGAAGGCCACGTGCTCCTACAAAAGCGTTTTTAGCAAAGCAAAAGAAAATGGCTGAGCGAGAACTAATTTTGTAAATTTATTTTTTATTAGTATTAATATATGGCGTTTGGATGTTCATTAAAATCTGCTTGGGGCGTCGAATGCTTCGAAGACCTTCCTAGTGTACCACCTATAACCAAACCTACAACGACTAAAGTTATTAAGGATAACAAACGAAATTACGAGCTTCCTTTCATAGATGTACGCAAAGAGCAACCCGTCGTTCCGACCACTACGGACCTACGTGGCGACAAGGACTCTAAGGAACTATTGTTTGCCGTCGGTCTAGGGATATTTTTGATAGTCATGATGGATTTCATGGTGAGGCTAGGATCCCTTTTGGCGTGATTCTCTTATTTTATTGTGATCCCCATGTGCTGAAGCAGCGTTTTATTTATTAACTCGTTCCCGTTGTTGGCCGTTATTTCTTTATTTCTTTTTAACTTGAGCGTTTCTGTTTTAGTTTTAGTTGCCCCCGTGATTTTGGAGAAGGCTCGTTTAAGATTTGCTTGTTCGGCCTTGGCAACGCTGGCAATTTTTTCCGGCGGATGCGGCACGCTTGTTTCTACCACCGGCTTCCAGGAAGCTGCAATATCTATATACGACTTAAAAACAGGGTTAGTCCGTGGCTGACTATTGGCCCTGTACTGCATGATGTCCAAAATGCCCCCGAACCGTTTGAGGTGGTGCAAGGGAGGAGCTATGTGTACGCCATTACCTATCTGGCCTTGAATGACTTTATACATGTAAGCAATCAAACTAGATATTAAACTATTCCCTTGATTGCGGTCGTTATTGTAGCGTTTTAAGCACCCAAACGAACAAAAAATCCCACGCGTGTGAAATACTTTAAGTCGTTCGTTAAAGTAATATGGTAAAAATAATGGTTTGGTTTTGAATTCGTATGTGCAATTCCAGCAACAAACGTTTGTAGATTCCGGCCAACTCTCCAACGTTCTGTGTTGCATTTTTCTAAAAGTGTTATTTGATCCAAAGTGTATATAATTTATACCTTTTGTTTATTCAAAAATTTTGAATTACCCGATGTAGCGGTTTCCCTTAGACCTATTGACAGCTTTCCACAAAGGAGAACAATTAGAAAAATGCAACCTTTTTATCACTTGGTCTGTAGTTGGGTTATCGAACATTATGGGGATCTTGTGGTCGACTTCCCACACCGTCCCAATATTGTCCCAGTTCATTCCATCGAGAAACTGAGCCTCTAAGTGGGTTTTAAGGACATGGGGAGTGCATCCGAGATATTCGATAGTGTGTTGTTTTTTACTCGTGCCTATGCACTTGAAAGCATGGTTTATGCGGGATCGACCTATACGACCTAATCTGTAGTTAATGTTGTTATGGTAGTTAAACTTTTCCCATTTTCTACGGTATTGTCGACAATATACTAAACAGCGTTCACATGACTTCAATTTTTGGTCTGGACTAATTTCGGTGATACACCTCCGGCAGGTAGGCATTTCGTTCACCTTTCAAGTTATAAATATGTTGTTTATGTTTAAATCAATGGAAGCCTTCAACAACGTGTTTGCCATGCAATCCTTACCTTCATACAATGTTACGGAGCCTACCAATTGTGGATATAGTGGCTCTATGCATGCTAGCTTAGGGGCATGTGAAACCGACTTGTCAGGAACGTTCTTCTCGCCGGCGAACGTTGACATAATACAACGTGGAATCATAAGCCATTTTCTATCGCAGACAGGAATCGCCATAGACCGACAAAAAACGGAAGACCTATTATGTATAATGCGCAGTATTTTTTTAGAACGTTCGCGTAATTTGTCCCTCAATGTCAAAGAGCAACTTAACGCGCTCAATATTATTGTGATAAAAGATTGCGTTAGTAAAGTGGCTGTTAGTGTTGAGCAATACTTAACGTACTTGAAAGACGCAAGTTCACTTCCAGTTCCAATTTCGCGTGGGGAGTCGACATCAATAAAAGGGTATAACTCGACTATGAACAACAACATAGGAATTTAAACACGGCCGTATGATTGGACAATTATGGCCTTATATTTGAACACGTCAGGATCGAACACTTTAGGCTTTTTAGGAATGTCCCGTAATACCCTATTGACCTGATACCCCCTCCGGATTTCTTGGCCTTCACTGTCTAATGCTGGTATCATCATTTTGTTGTGCCCACTTGGGAAAACCTCACGTAAGGTGATGTACTTAGTGCATGGCCCTCCTTTCTCTACACCCCCCAATTTCATATCTCTACAGATCCTGTTGATTGCTTTCTTTGCCGAACCTTGCCAGTCGCCCTTAAACGTGCGGGGAACGAACTTCATCTTTTTGCTACCTGGTGTCCTTGAGACTTGATAAATTTCGAAATAGCGAGGTCCGTTATTATTAACCATTCTGTGTGTGATATATAGCATTACGAAAATAATTCTCTAACACCTTTTTTAACATGAGTAACATACAAACAAAAATCCTGATAATTGTACTAATTTGGATGGTTTGTGTTGGTATACTTTATGTGCGAAGAAATAAACCTTGTGCAAATAGATGGTTCGGCAGACTCTTTTATGGTAAAAAATGCCCTAAAATACGAGTTAACAACAACGCTAGGGTTTTAATGGCAAATATTAAGGTACAAGATAATATATTTCACTCTGATTATGGTGATGCCGAATGGTTAGTGCTATATGAAATGGCGCAGACACGGCATAATATACTTATGTCGCCGGAAGAAATTATGACTGAAATAACGGACGTTTGTGTCCACCATTATGGCCCATGTGTAAATGGGTTCAAAAAGGACGAAGACGACAAATGTTGTATACCCGATAATGCATTTTGTTTCAAACCGGAAGCTTCAGACGGACGGACGGAAATACCTGGACAGACGGACGGAAGTTTCGACGCAGAATGCGAAGGCGGTAAAATAAACGAAATGATAATACCCATTATGGGTTCCATGTTTAGAGAATGGGGCATGTCGAAGATATTCGACTCCACGATTGACGCGTATGTAAGGAAGAAAGAACAGGCGATGGTTAGCAAACTTTTGAAAAAGAATTATGTCAAAGAGTCATTTAATTATAGAACCGGACAAGCGGTCGACCGACTTATCGAAAAAAATGCCCATGACGTATGGACCAGTGTTAAAAACTTGCAGGACCCGTTAGGTAAATTTAATGAAAAAATCTCGAAAATTGTTAAAAGAGATATTACGGACACGGTAAAAAAAGATTATTGGAAAATGAAAAATTATAACGACGCCGACAAAAAGATCCTTGAAAACATGATCCGAGAGAAGTCTGACAATATGTTGCAACAAACAAACTTGGAGAAGACCCTGACCAACTCGAAAGCGTTCAACAACGCGAGAAATGGCGTGCCAAAGTTTACCAAAAAGCTTACTTTTCATGCGAAGAGTGTGCTACGAAAAGGGACGCAACTACAAATAAGAAACGTTGTCCCCAATGTTTTGAATAAGGCTTTGGGAAAACTCGCTACCAGAATTTCGACAAAAACGTCTGCACAGCTTGCTAAGATGGGTGCTAAACTAATGGCATATGTTGCAGCTGGGCCGATAGGTGTTGCGATGATGATCTTCGAAGTCATCAGCTTGGCCCTTGATGTATGGGACCCTTTGGCTTTTAACTCGTTCACATCCATCGACGTCATTGGACAACAACGCGATAAGATAGAGATTGGCACTCGGACTACTTCAAAAAATGACGGAAACATACAAATGACCATTCAGCCGGATGGTGAGATCCTCGACACAAATGGTCCCATGATTTTCCCCATAGCGACCGTGTTCAAATTACAGTTTGGGTTAGCCCAACGAATCTACGGTGTTAAAGTGATTGAGCTGATTCAAGAAGATCCAATATTAAAAGAAGAGTACGAAATAATTTTCGACAGTGCTATTGACCTAATTGACGCTTCACAAAACTTTCTCGACCCCGAATTTATTGAAGATGTCAGTGGCTGTGACGCTGAAAATTTGCCCGAATATGGCCGACCGGCGACTCCCGAAGAACAACAAGAGTTAAATATTAAATATGCGAATGTGGTACTTCGAAACGGTCTACCTATTTTGTCGAATGAAGAGGCCGCTAAATGGGAAAGAAGACCTACAGGTCAATGGGTAGAATCGGCGCTTTATGCTGAAAACAATTTCAGGGGCTGTGCGGATCCCGATGTCCAACCCGGTCCGTGTCCATGTGCCAGGCCTATGTTGGATGAAAATGGGGAAATTATGCAGACGGAATCAGGTGAAGCATCAATAGAAGGATATTTGTTGGAGAACTCTGACATGATTGAGAACCTATTGACAGACAAAATTGTATCCTTATCCTATAAGTTATCCCCTAGAAAACGAGCGAAATTGTTTTACGAATGTTTGATTGAACAACTGAAAGAACATGATGGAATAGATGCCGAAGGGAAAGACTTCAAATTTCCCGAATGTAGACACCACGTCCGATTCTGTCCCGAACTTCTTCCCGATGATGGTCCGGAGAATAGTACGTTTTTCGACCATTATCGCGCCAGTTGTCTGTCTAAGTTTGGTCAAAAAGAACACTACCAGATTCTGGTTTATGGGGATGAAAATGGTACAAAGCTCTCCGAAAAGTTTAAAACCGATACACCATGGTTCCCGTTATGGTCAAAATATTATCGCGTCAGAGATCCGACCGACCCGGGAACAACCGTTTATCCCAAATCGGCGACGAAACTGATACCAAAAATGGTAGTCAGAGAATACATTCGCACAACAGACGCAGGGAATATTCGGCTACTGGATCCACAAGCCGTGATCACTGCAGTTAGTGGCGCCAGTTTGATGTTGGCTGTATATAAAACCGACACGTTTGCCCAAACTAGCGCGCTGGGGCCTATTATGGACGCCTGTCTGAGTCAGTTGGACCCAAGCACTGGTGATATTGTAAGTGCCATCCACAAAGGGGGTCATCATTGTAAGGCGTACAAAAATAACGCCGAATTCACCGAAACCGTTGAGCAACAAAAAATCCCCGACGGTGATGCGAATAATTGTGCCCAAAAAGCTGTAGCCCTTAATGCTGCTGATGGGACCACCGAATACACGACACAATGGGAGGCAAGGGGCGACTATGAGAAATATTTGAACACTCGGCTCAAGATCGATCCAACCAAATTTGGAGTGACTTTCGACGACGACACAGGGCTGTGCAATTACACCAAAGAATATTGCGATCGTTTCGGTCTTGGTCGGTATCTGAACAAAGACCTGGGTATGCATGACTGTGAGCCCATATCGGGTACCGAGTTATTGGAGATGATTTTCGGGACCACGGTCACCCGAGCGGGCATAATCGCTGCAATGCAGGTGGATCGGCAGTACGTGTGGATAAATGATAGGCTAGCAACTGTATGCCACAGTGGTGCCCGGGCGTTGGTGAATAAAAATACCAGTTTCGGCGAGGTTTACAAGCTTTCCACGTGCGGTGTGCACTTTGCAATGACTGGTTTTCGCGCCTTTGTTCAAACGGGCATTGCAGTGAGCGGGCTGATTACCAGTCCTTTGGCCGCTGGATTAACTGAATTTACGGACCTTTTGGTAGGCGCTGGAAGTTGTGGCTTTAACAAGTCAAAACAACTATTTGAGAATGCTTTTGACTCAGGTACAAGTTCTACAGATACTGGGAACACCAGTCTGGAATTGATGGAATGTTTTGACGGTGGGAGTATTGTGTTCAGTACCGCTGCGGCAGCCATTTGGGGGTTTAAAGATGCCAAAGATCATCTGACACAGTCATTTGCGGACGCGGTCGGCGATATGGCTGCAGTGTTCGGACTCAGCGATGGAAATGTGCAAAATGCTGTCGAGGAAGGAATCAATGCAGCCATGAGGTACACCGGTATCGATTTCGCCATAGATGCATCGGCACAAACTGCGGCATGGTTGGCGGACAATTCTCGGTTGGCGCCCAGTTATAGTGACAAGACTCTGATAGTCCCGGTATTTTTGGTAGCGAGCCTACGTTTTGGCAAGAATACTAACATATGTGTAGGAGACAAATGCGCCGATGACTTGGTCGCCGCGATTGGGGTTTTAGGGAAAACTCTCGTTAAGGGTTTCAAGAAGGTGTTTTAAAAACAATAACAATAATAATAATTTAAAATAATGAATAGTACATTCAACGAGGCATATAACGATAGGATTGGCAAACTGCAGCATGAACTTGATAATGTCGGCACACTAAAAGACCAAATCGACTCATTAAAAATTGAAATGAAATCTGCAAGTTTGAGTATAGCCTTCGACATTAACAAACAAATACAGCGAATTGAAGCAACCGTGAGAGACATAGAATCGATGAAACATTTTTATGATTATTTGTTTGACATCATCCCATACATCAAACGGTTTACTACAGAAATGAAAACAGAAAGGGAAAACTTCCGCAAAGACGTCCCGAACGTAGATAGTAAACAGCAAAACATCACGTCGACGTCAGTGGTCAATGTCACCGGAACCAAAGGACTGGGCACCCTTTTAACAGAATACCTTGTGAATGTTGAAAACGTAAAACCAAAAAATTATAAAGTATATAAGACAAAAGACGATCGTTGCAAATATTGTTTTGAAGAGGCGTCCTTTATTATTTTCGACAAAATCGCGACCCGTGTTTGTCAATTATGCGGCACATCAGAAACCTATCAAAGAGAGGAGAGTAACTGTTTCACATTCAAAGACGAGACAGAAAATATGACACACTTGAACCAGTTTGCTTACAAACGCTCCAACCACTTTTTAGATTGGATCAATTCGCTCGAATCGAAGATGGTAAACGACATTCCTCCAGAAGTGTTAATTGGCATGCGTTATGAGCTTAAGAAGTTGAGAATACAGAATTTGGAGGAAATTACTCCGAAGCTCGTTAGGACATTACTTAAGAAGCAACACTTAAACAAATATTACGAACACTGCAACGCAATCACTTGCGAACTAAGTGGTAGAAAACCTTTACAATTGCCTGAGGTACTCAAAGAAAAGTTAAAAAAGATGTTCAACATGCTACAAGAACCTTTCGAAATATTCAAGCCGAGAAATAGGAAGAACTTCCTAAGTTACTCCTATGTGATCTACAAATCACTCCAACTATTAAACTGCGACGAATTATTGCCATACTTTTCCTTATTGAAATCGAGGGAAAAATTACAAATACAGGATCAAGTATGGGCCAAGATCTGTACGCACCTAAAATGGGAGTTTATCAAATCGATTTAAAGTTTATTGGCAGCCGGGCGGATCATCTGGCCACTTAACGTTTGAATAGTTAAAAATCCAATTGTATAAACTGGGCCATAAACGTTTAAGTTCGCAGGGTTTCTTGTAAACTAAGTATAACAGAATAGTTAAGGGTGTTAGTAGTAATAGGAAAACAAATATGTCGCCACCGCCACCACCACCGCCACAAATATAACGAGGTTGGTCTGCCATTTGTAACTTGCGACACAAAATAATTTTAGAGAAATAGAACTAACATATATCTCAAAAAAATTGTTTTTATATATTCACTTTTAATTGGTACTTTATCGATAAGTATAGCCATATCGACCACATAGGTCTTAAGCCTTTTTTTTGACTTATAATGAAGAGACACGGCCTCAAATGTGGGAGGGTTGTAAGATATTTGTTTGACCTCAGCTACTCGACGATTTACAGTGGTATGCAACATGTACACCCACCTTGACAAATTCTCTGACCCCTCGAAAACGCGCTTTGGGATTGGTAGTTGCTGTTTATAATGCTTCCGACAAGTTTTACAGGGGATAACCTTAGCCAACATATTAAAAAACCTGTTGTAATCATCTTTGTTTCGTCCATCATATTGGTGGGCTATGGCATGCATTGCTCTCCAAAAAACCGGACCCCAGGTGGAAGTTTTCATTATATAAACCCGACCATAAAAAAAATATATATATTTGTACTATAGAATAACATGAGTCTATCCAGAAATCTCAAAAATTTGAGCAACATGGAAATTTTGGCTTTTGCAGGTGTATTCGTTTTAATGGTTTTGCTCGTTAGCAATATGTTCGGAACTTCAAAATCATGTGAAGCATTTACGCCAGGGCAAATGGCCGACGTTATGAGCGATCTTGAAAGCGAGAAGGCCCAAATGCCCAAACAGGTAAGATTCACGTCCGAGCCTATGATGCAGAAACGCGAAAATGCACAAATGCCTTCTGTCCAAACCGCTTCTAAACCTCTTTACAGCCCCACCCCGACGGCCGCCAGTCCCAAAGAAGCTGAACCTTCTCCATTTATTAAATATACGACGTACGCCCCATATTCCGCAGTTGCGCCCGTTATAAACGATTGGAATTCGTGCGGGCCTAAACAAGCGACCCCTCCTCCCACAGTTCCCACAGTTCCCAAGCCACCTCCCACAGTTCCCAGTATGAGGTCGACTGCCAGTCCCGGAATGAGGTCAACTGCCAGTCCCGGAATGAGGTCGACTGCCAGTCCCGGAATGATGACAACTAGGGCACAGGGGGCGATGCCTAGCATGCCCATAGCACCACAAGGTCCTCGCAAAGCACCCATTACTCGAACTTAAGTAAAGTAAATTAAACCAAAATCAATGAACGGTAGAGTAAAATTTTGGGAGCAGGCTTTGACTGAGGCCTTAAAAGGTTGTGTACCTAGATATAGACACGGAGCTATTTTGGTAAAGAATAATAAGATCATAGCGTACGGTCGTAACCGGGACACCTTCCGACAAAGGCGTTGTATTCATGCAGAAGAAGACGCCATTAGAGGGTGTCTCCGAAAGGACTGTATTGGGGCTACGATGTATGTAGTCAGGGTCAAGAAAGATTTAACTTTAGGGTTGTCCAGACCGTGCCATAGGTGTTCGACAATGATAACGAAGGCTAGAATAGAGCAAGTATTCTATTCTTGAATTAATTCTATTCTACATTTAATGTCCAAGCTGATTGATTCCGTTCTCTATCTGGAAACTACCCGTAAAAATATAAGGAAAGAAACCTTTAAAACGATCTTACAATGGGTCAAAGATAGGATCATATTATACGCCGGGACTCATAAGAAATATTGTGTATACAACATACCCACTTGGATTCCGGGGAAACCATTATTCGATAGGAAAAAAGCTACTAACTATGTCCGCAAAAAGCTTATACGAGAAGGCATGACGGTCGAGATAATTAAAGAGCACCAATTGTACATATCTTGGCCAAAGCCGCAGTCGCAGCCCCCCGTACGCAGCCCCCACCCACCTCAGGAGAGTGACCCATTTGAACAATTGGACTGTTTGGTGAACAAGCTTTCGTTAAGGTAAAGAAAATATAATGACCCAAAATACCAAACATGACTTTCGAACTTATTGACGTCAGAAACCAATATACAAACCATTTGAAGAAAATTATGGTGGACCACTTGTGGGATGGTATCAATTCGCTTTATATTAAATCTAGGGAACTAAAAGGTCCTTGGATACAAACG